AGTCTGGATTAAATTATTCTTTATAGTTAATGTTCTTCTCCTGCCATATTTATCTATAATACTCTGGTCTGCTATAATACTGCATTTAATCTCCTTAATTATAATTGCATAATCTATCCCTGCAAAATCGGGTAGAGGAATACTGATATCTGGGAAATCGGGGAAATCCGGTAATTCAATAGGTGGAAATTCATCATCCCAATCATCTCCAGGTTCTTCTTCTATTTCATCCTGTTCCCCTTCAGGGTCCTCTATAATCATAAATGGAGCTTCATAATATTTTTCACCAGGAATTAAATCAACTATAAAAAAAGTTACTGATTCCCCACCGTACCATTCGCCATCTTCATATACTATTCCTTCATTACAGCTCGTAGTTCTACCATATTTAATTCCTATTCTTGTTACTTTATATCCTTCTGGAAGACTATCTACTTTGATTTCGACTGTCTTTATGGCAGTAGTTGGGGATTCTATCGGTTCATTATCTTCACCACTAGGATTTTCATATTCAGTATCTGGTTCAATTATTATTTGATTAGTAATTATCTCTACTTCTTCCCCGAATCCTCTACCTAATTCATTCTTACCAAATGCTTTTATTTTATAAATATCATTCGGTAATAATGCATCTAATATGCCAGTTCCTATACCAAGTTCATATTCTTCAAGAGAATATCCGGATAAATCTTCGGTACTTACTACTTTCAATAATTCTCCAACCGTTAGAAATCCAATAAGTACCCCATTAGAAGCATATACAGGATTGGATTCTAAACTTGTAATAGTAAATCCATGAAAAGTATATTTACTTAAATCAAAATTATCTCCTGAAAATTCTTTTATGACATGGAATCCTCTTTCGGTTACAATATTTGCTCCTATATCAGTTAATTCTCCATGACCTTTAGTCGAGAATGCAAGAGTATCTGTACATTCATTAGTAATAAGAGTCGGTATATTCTTCATCCATGTTCCGGCTACATATTTATTATCCCCATCATCCTTGCAGTATGCCCTAAACCACCAGATAATATCTTCTTCGGCAAGGTATAAATCATTATAAGTATCTTGAGAAGATAGATAGTATTCCTCTACTTCAAATCCTTCTCCAGTTTCCTTTACTTCTGTTCCTGTATCTTCTTCTCCTGGTTCCTCATCTTGTATCTTATATTCAAATCCCCTTTCTATAATAGTAGTATCTTTTTTGGTTATCTCTCCATAGAGATTTAAATGGCTGGCAAGCTTTGTTGCTTTCACATTTTCGATTAATGTACCCTCTTGTCTTACACCGGTCAGAGAATAGAAATCTAATTCATTCTGAATCTTAGTAGCCCAAGTAAAAACTTTTCCAAAAGTATATTGAGCAATCGAATAACCGCCTGTCTCGCTATCTATCCCAGTTATTAAAAAACTATCTTTTATCGAGCTTAAACTCTTTACATAAGAAGTTCGAGATGGAATCCATTCAATTGGAGCTTCACTCAAATCAGTTTGTATAGTCCAACCCTGCTCTCCATATTCATTGCTATATATCAAATTCCCGGCGAATGCCAGGAAGTTATAATCTCCTACATAAAATCCTGATAGACTTGTTTCAGCTATTTTTTCCCATACATAGGGATCTTGTACCCAATGCCATTTCTCTATATTATTTGAGATTACATTTATCACATAATAATAACCATCATTATCTATGGCTAATCCTGTATATGCATGCGGGTCAATAGTGATACTTAATATCTCACTAGAACCTATCACGGTCAAATCAGCAGTGCTCCTCTTTTGCAAATATTGCATGTCATCATCTCTACCTCTTATACACAGATTCCCTTCGGGGTCGATAGCAATAGAATAAGCTTCTCCTAATAAACTAATTGTGATAACTATAGCCCCATTTTTATTCCTTTTTATGAGTGTAGTTTCATCTTTTATGGAATAAGTATTTCCATCTTCATCTACACAAATACAATTAGCATTCGAATAATCACCGACTAAATCCCAAGAATTATATATATTGCCATCTTTATCATAAGCAATCATATACCATTCATATTCCCAGATATCCTGCACCAGCATAAATATCTTTGGGTCGAGTTGTTTAGTAGAGAATTTTACATATTCTTCGGAATAATATATTCCCGTTGGAGTAATTGCATATGCACGGACATAGAAATCCGTATTACCAGCTAATCCAGATGCAATAAGTTCATATTTTCCTTCATTACCAGCATTTATACTTCTATCCCACATATCTGATTCGGAAGTTCCATATTTGAATCCTTTCGTAGTTACATTCCCATCAGCATCATCATTTATATAACCTATAAATTTGACGGTATTTTCCGCCATTTTTGTAACATCGATTGCGATAATTATTTTTAAAGCAGCTTTCGCATCAGTTGTAAAATCCTCCATCATTCCGTATTTTTCAATATATTCCCAATAACCTTCTTCTTCTCCTTCTGGCGGTACCCATCTCTTGAATTTACCATAGGCCTGATAATAATATTTGGTATATGCCACTAATCCGCCTTTAGTATAAGAAAATATTCCAGGTCCGGGAGTCCCAGAAGCATCATTATAAGTCGTGAGTGGCAATTCATCATCACAATAGAATCCCCATTTTATGCACTCCCATCCATCATATTCGAATGATTCCCCCCTTAATATAGCATTATTATTTTTGACACTTTCCTGAGTCAATGTTGCAATAATAGGGTCTGCCATCAACTCACCGCCTCTAAGGTATTAAAATATATCCAGATAGAAGTCTTTTTACCATCAAAATTTTGAGCCCAAGCTTTAAATTTATGTTCTTTATTCGGAGTCAATCCGGTAATTTCATGCTCAAAATATCCTACTCCGAATGAACCTGTTTCATACCAACTTTGCAGGGCTTCTCCTTCTCCTTGCCATTCGAATCCTCTTATAGCTACTGTATATTTTCCTATGTCAGTTATTGCTCCTCTTATGATTGCAGATGTAGAAGTCAAACCCTTGACAGAAGAATATGCTCTTACTGATAACCATTTTCTCTTCATCTCTCTCTTTTCACCTTCTATTATAATATGATTATATAATTCATCGAATCTTTCTTCCTTTTTTCTCAATAAATATTCATTATCATTGATTCTTTTAATTACATCTCCATAAGTAGGGATGGGCTTAAATACTGGATTGCCTTCTCCATCAATATAGAATCTATATATTACTACTTCGGATAAAAGACTTAATGCTTTAATAGCTGAAATATCATAACTGAATCTTGTTCTATCAATCATATGTCCAGTCGGGGTAACTAAATCGGAATTATTAAGCCAGGCATTTCTCTGGGAAGCATGTAATATTTTGGTTTCTACTAATATATCAGCAATTACATTCTCTACTGTTTGGGGAGTAAAATAATAAATTCTTAAACAGTTTGTACCGCTATAATCTGGAGTATTAGGAAATAGAAATATCAAATCATTAGTATCCCAATCATAAGTAAAATTAGCATTGAGATATATCTCTTTAAATCCGGTACCATCATAAGGAGAAGTAGAATCCTGAAATGCACGATAGATTCCCTTACAGTCATCAGGCATAGCATAAGTATCTTCTCCGCTTACTATATCTATGGCAGTCTGCTTTCCCCACCATATCTTTTTCAATTTTGCTTCGGTCAAATAAGCAATATAATCCCTTCCGGTAATAATACATAAATGCTCTTTTGGTCCATAAGTCAATTTAGGTTTGTCGATTATTCCATAGAACCAACTCCAGTAGTAATTAGTAGAATTCTTTCTTATTCCCAGATATAATTTTATCTTCCTACCTTGCCTTACATAATCATAATATTCTTTATTACTATCCAGAAAGGAATACTTATTATTCGTATTCGGTACAGTTAAGGTAAAATTGGTAGAGCAAGTTCGATTAAGAAGGTTGGTAATATTAGAATTGATAGTAAATTTCTTTGTACCTTCCAATGCTATATAATTACCATACCCGGTATAATCTATTTCAGCTTTCAGACAGATTATATTTGCTTTATCTGTAAAATTATCTATTGCCAATCCTTGAAGATTTTGCATATTATACCTCTAATAATTCAAATTCTACTCTATACCCTTCAGCAGTTCCCAATATCGGACTCTTAGGTATTACTCCGGGTTTGAATCTTACTGTATAATTATCGCTTTCGATTATGAGATTAAGGTCATTTGTTTTACCATCTTCAAATACACTTATCAAGTCATCCCATATATCAGAAGTTACATAAGTTATACTGCATTTAAATATATATTTTTGATTTTGAGCATACTGCAATCTTACATTACCCGAGGGGGTCATATGTTCAGAACCGGGTATCCGATAATCATATTCTACTACTGCATATTCGAATGTAATTTCTTCTGTTAATATTCCTAATTTTATATCCATTTAAAAATCTCCTGTATATACCCCAAATTAATGCGTAGAGTACTCTAATCGGGCATTTCTCATAAAAGACGTATAAACATAAGCGAATTATTTAAATCTCTATACCGTGCGCTATAAATTGCTTATAGACGACATCGAATATTCTCTTCCCTGAATCCTCTAATACATCTTCATCTAATCTTAAAGCATTTATCTGTACTGCTCCTTCTCCAATATTTATTTCGATATTATTCCCGGTCTTTAATTTACCTTCTTCAGTTACCACTTCTCTATCTTTTAATAAAGCTAATCCTTCTCCACCGGGAATAGGACTTCTGAATACTCCACCTTTATGTAATAATGGTATATTCGGGATATTAAATCCCCATACATTCCCACCAAAACCCGGTACCCAGTCAGGAATTTCTACTCGGAATTTATTTAAGGCATTTATAATCCAATTTATAGCTTGAATAAATACATTGACAACACCTTTTAAAGCTCCGGTAATACCACCCCAAATATTCACCAATCTCTGAACAAAATATTCCCATATCGAAGCTCCATAATCACTTATAGATTCCCATATATTTATCAGGTAATCTTTAATTCCATCCCAGAGATTTTTTATCCAATCTCCAACTCCACCCCATATATTTTTCACTGAATCACTTACTCTTCTAAATGTAGCAGAAGCATAATCAACTATATTGGGAAATACATTCTTAAAATAATCAACTACTTTCTTTACAGAATCTATTAATGCCTTTAAAGTCTTCTGGAAGAAAGCAGTTACTTTATCCCAATTTTTGTAGAGTAATACGAGAGCTGCAATAAGAGCTATGATTCCTATTACTATCCAGGTTATAGGATTTGCTAATAGAGCAGCAGTAAAAGCCCATGCACTCTGGGCACTGCTTATCATGGCAGGAATAAAATTACCATGTAGAATTTTACCGAGAAGGCCTGAACCAACTGAAACTAATTTCATAGCAGGCCCAACCAGATATAAGGCAGGAGCAAATTTAGCAGCTTGTTCTACTGTACCCGCAAATTTAAATCCCAATTCTCCTACTGCATGCTGTAATTTCTGCATCGGTGTATAGGATTCAGCATGAATATCTGCATTCCTCTGGATAACTTCCGAACTCTTTACAACCTCTGCATTATATTGATTGAAAGTATCTTCACTTATTCCCAGAGTTTCAAGCAAGGTATCCATGCTTCCTTCGGATTCTACAACTGCTTGCATAAATTCTGTCCTGGCAGTTCGAGCACTCATACCAAATTGCTTTTCAAGTATACCCAGAATGGCAGCACTCTGATTTACATTCATATCCATTTCTCGTAAATCAGGTCCGCATCTATCTAAAAATTTCAAGAATTCACTAATTGAACCACTAGTATTTTCAGTAATATAACCGAAGGCAGCAAGAGCTTCCTTCTCATTCCCCAATTCAATACCCATTCCTCGTAATGATGTTCCCATTTTACCTAATTGAACGGCACTCTCTCCGGTTGCATCTCCAACTGTATCCCAGAATGTAGCATATTCTTTTAAGGCATCAGCACTTCTTAATCCTGCCTGCTTACCTAATTCCATTAAGTCCAATACATCTTTCAAAGGGAATGTAACATTGGCGGTCTCAATGGCTAAAGTCCTGAATGCTTTTTCATTCATTCCTATCGCAGCTGCTATCTGCCTCGATTTCTCCAGCATGGGAGCCTGTTTTCTGGCAAACATCTCGATGGCAGTTGCTGCACCCGCAGCTGCCGCACCGTATTTTAGCCAATTCTTCTCGCAAAAACCAACAACTTTTTTATTATTCGCTCCCAGTTTGTTTATGACCGGAGAAGCTTTATCTATCGCATTTATTACAATATCAAGACCTGCCATCTTTTTTACTCCTTATCTCATTTCTAAGTTTCTGATATTTATCTGATTTTCTTTCTTTTTCGATATCAAATAATCTCTTATATTCTTCATAGGCAGAGATAAAGAATTCTTTCTGTACTCTGGTCATATTTCTATAATTCGTGATAAAGGGAATGCCTATTAAATGAAAGTTCAAAATCGTTTGCCCTTCATCACTCCTTGCGAAAAAAGTCTATATCTTTTAATTGGTCTTTGCTTATATTACTTATCTTGTAAATCTCTTCTGCTATTTTATCAATAATGCCAGGTGGAGAAATAGACTTTATCTCTTCTTCTGTCCATTCTTCTACTAACCCATATCTTAAAGCAATTACATTCTGTAAAAAATGACCCATAGCCAATTGCTCCGTACTGAATTTCATCTTGACCGATTGAGCTGTAGCTTTCTTATCTATATTTCCATCTTTATCGAACATTGCACCACTTATAATTTCACTTTTCCCCATCGAGGCCGCTTCTATTTCCGACCAAGCTTCTTCTGTTAATGGTCTGATTTCAATTTCTCCACCCAGTCCTTCGATATATACTCGTACTTTTTTATCTCTTCCTTTGAGAATAATCTCTTTAGTAAGTAATACCTTCTCCATATCTTTTCCGTTAGTCATCTTCGTTCTCCTTTCTTATTTTAACTTATGATATCTTCATCCAAATCATCATTATTATTATTAATAGTTGCTATCAAATCAGTATCGATTTCGGTTACTCCATCATCTAAAGTTATTGTTTTCATTAAAGCAATACCAGCAAAGGCCTGTATTATCTCTGTCCTTCCTGAAGGTGGAGTTTTCAAATCTGTAAATATGAATTTTGGTATTTTAATCTCCATACTTCCATAAGCTCCACTATCAATAGTAATAACCAATTCTTCATTGGTAGATAGATTCCCAGATATACCCCCGGAAGCACCCCAGAATTTTTCATATTCCGAACTATCTTCAAAATAGAGATTACCACTTATATTGATATCCCTTGCTCCTATCGGCATTCTACAAGGATGTCTACTTCCAAATCCCTTTCCTGCTGCCACATCTGGATTATTAGTTATTGAGATAGTTATCCCTTTGAATTTACAGCTATAATTAGTTTCTCCTAAAGTTATAGTAGAATCTATAAAAGATAAAGGATATTCATCGAATAGCAATAAATCTGCTATTGCTTTTACTGCTCCTTTATAATCTCTGGCTGCAACTATATCAGCAGTTATAAATACATATTCACCTTCTATCTTTATCTCCAGACTATTTATGGTACATCCGGTAAATATATGCTCGAAATTATCCTTTCCGAGTCTAGTAGTAAATGAAGGTAATACTAAATCTTCTACTCCGTAAATCTCATGAGTATTTGCTCCCTCTCCACCATCGGTAAATACATATTTACCCAATGCCCATTTCAAGATATAAGCAATAGACCTTATATCTACCGGATACATTATATTCCCGGTAGGAGCATAAAATCCCGGCCTGATAATCTTTCTACCTCTATATAATCCGCCTTCAAAATGCAAATTAGGGTCAGTAGGAACATCAAGGGTTGCACTACCTATATCAATATGAAATATAGCATCTGGTGGAGTACCAGGATTAAAACTATATTCTTCTGCCATTCCTGCATATCTGATTCTTCCCATTATAATCAACTCCTTTCTTTATTATCTTTCTAATACATTAAAGGTAATTTTTATTACCGCGACAGCACTATAATTATTTCCTGCTACATAAGCAGGATTAGATGGTTCGAATCTATCGCTCCTGGTATCTTGCACGAAAGTATTTAATCCGAGATCCCTGTCCTGCAATATATGATACCTGGCTTTAGCAGCCAGTTCATTAGCTTTTTTATATCCTTCTTCTGCATCATTGGAATAAAATACCGCTACCAGATTTATAGGCATTTCCCAACTCTCCATAATGGTTGCAGGCGGATGAGTACAGATAGCTACATCAGGAAATATCCAGATACAGGGAGTTTTAGGAGTCTTGACTGACCTATCCCCCCGATATATTGCTTTTACGATATCAAGGTCTTCTCCTGTCTGTATCTTTGCTTCAAGTGTATTCTGGAGAGATGACATAATATCATCAATTGCTTCATCTAATAATTTATTTTGCACTGGTATCTACCTCTCTCAATGCTCTTCTTATGAATTCAGGAACTCTCTTTTCCGCTCCTTTCATTGCTCTATCCGGATAAGGATTTGGTTTCATTCCTTGAACTTCTGCTCTTTTAGTAAATATCTCCATTCCTTGCCAGATAAAATGTAAGCATTTTTTAGTTACCGGTTCGATAATGATAGGTCTGCCTTCCGGACCATATACTCCTGTTCCGGTCGCAACTGCTAAGGCGTATTTAACTCCACTCTTAGCTTTATATCTGAAATCATTTTCCTTTGATAATTGCCAACTCCCTGCTAATCTACCATGGTCGACCGGACTCTCTTTCATTAAAAGACTCCATGCTTCTTCTGCTGTATATTTGAAAGCTAATTTACCGGCCTTCATCGGTAATTTCATTATCATTGCCAATTTTTCTTTATCAAATTTAAAATTAATCACTGGTATCCACTCTCATTAATCTGAATTTAGCTTTAGCAGGAAAATTATTCAATTCTTTTTGTATCTCCGAAGTCAATATCTGGTCCATGGCTACCTTTACGCTTAAATCATCAACTCTGATCACTGCACTCTCCCTTCTGCTGAAGGCCAGGGCAACCATATTTCCACACATCCTCATGGCTATATTATGTATTCCTTCTGGTATTTTTAGTATGGAGAATAGACCCAAATATATATCTGCTCCTGCTAATCCAGATACATGTTTTATTCCGATACTCTTTATCGAATTCAGAGTACTATCTCTACCCAGATACCTTTTGAATAATCTCCACTCATCCTCATCGAATGCAGGCACAGTTAGAGTTTTTTTGATATTTACACATCCCTCATCTTCTGCTAATTCTATTTCTAATTCATCAATTCCTACATTAACAGAAGATTTGATATAGAAATTTAATACCTTTCCTTCACTCAAATCCTGTTTATCACTATCAAGGTCTTTATGTGCCAGAATTATACTATCCATTATCCCGCTTCCTAGAGATATCTTATTACTTGATATCTGCTCACCAGTAGGAATATTATCATCATCTTCATCTACATTTTCAACCAAGCTTATAGTAACTCCACTGGCATCTGCTTCCCATTTCTCTTCGCAATATTCAACAGGAAATTCTTCTCCACTATCCAAATCTCTGATATAATTTCTCTTACGATTATTATTTATAATACTTGCTATTTCTCTTAACCATTTTTCAATAAGAGATTCGAGTGCAGGTTTACCGGATAAATCTAATTTCTCATAATCAACACCAGTATATTTAATTATATCTCCTACTGTACTATAATAATCTTCAGCCATCTATATCACTCCTTTGAAATAGAATGTGCATGTTCGGGATGAGCCATATTAATATGGGTATATAATCCTCTTTTCTTATCGAATCTCTTTTTACAATAAGGACATGAATAGAAAACTTTTAATATTAAATTTCGACAGGCTTTCAATTCTTTGAATCCTGCATCATCAGTAAATACAGTTCTCTTTTTCTCTGCCTCGAAATAATGCTTTGCCCTGAAGATACCCTCACCCTTTCTATTAATTACCTCAATCTCGTATAACATTTTTTTACTCCTTTATATTTATTTTCAGATGAACGTGTGCTTTGATTAATCTGAAAGCACTCTCATCTACTCGAAAGATTTCGGTTTCTTTATTCGGATAAAAAATATGATTTGCTCTTTCTATCAATATCTTACCTCTATTCTCGACTGTAATGAATTTAGGAAATGGAGTTTTACTAATTAGTCTAGGAATTATATATTTTTTGGGTTTATGTCCTAAAGCTACTTCGATTACTTTTCTAAATTTCTTTATATCTTTATTCATTACATTATTATTCCTCATTCTCTTAGTAGTCTTCAATTCTTTTAATCTCTCTGGAATTTTCTTTAAGGTTTTCATCTCTAAATCATCGATTATTATTCCCCATTTTCCATCATAAATATTCATTCCTTTGCCACCTTGATATCCGATAGTAGGAATTCCTGCTGCTAAGTAATCCCAGATCTTATTACCCATGCAAGTTTGAGTATAATCATAAGCACGTTTAGATACATTTATCTTGTTATAACTATGTAATCCTGCTGTATATTTACTCATTTCTTTTAATAATGCTTTATAAGATAAATTATCATAAGTGATACATCCTAATTCTCTATATTCCCTCAGTCTTCTCTGATTATGGCTTGCTGAATATATATGTATTTTCCAACCCGCTTCTATAAATTTTTTGAATATCTCATGATAGCATCTATATCCATAAATGGAATTAGATTTATTCCAATTTGCTACTACTCCACCTGCATATACTAAATGCAAACCCTTTAATTTCCTTAATGGAACAAAATCTAAATCTTTTCTTAATGGCCGGGTATGAATGATTTCATAATAAGGCATTTTCCAATCATATTTTTTTTTCATTTTTTCGTAATATTCAGCATGACCTCCACTGGTAAAGATTATTGCAGAAGCATTTCCTATCTTTTCTCTATCCCTTCTCTCAGTATGCCTATCTAATCCACGCCTCATGCTATTAATATCATGTTCGATTAATATATAAGGAATATTATATTTCATGGGGATTTTATAATCTTCTTTTGCATCTCCACGTACTATCATTAAATCGGGTTTTTTTTCTTCGATATTCTTTTTTACAGCAGGAATATCATCTTTGATTATTTCTCCACCAAAATTATCTTGCATAAAACTGATATCTTTATAAGCAGTTCCTTCATACCATCTGGATACAAAATATATTATTTTTTTACCCTTTATTCTCATCCTTCAATTCCTCTTTCTTTGATATTCCGAAATCAGCTAATATATTTTTAATATCATCTTTATCTTCTATCTCTTCCCATTGCTGCCAACTTCCGGGATGAAATGTGGAAACAATATTCTTACCATGTACCGTATCCATATAATTAAATCCCGGAATTATTTCGTGTTTCCTTAATATTGCCCCACCATGACCTCTTTTCAAGTAATGTCTTTTACCTTTTGCATATTCTTCTGGCTTGTATATCAGAACATAAGATTGTGGTGATTTATAAAAAAAACTTGCTAATCTGCCCGAACTTATATCATAGTTGTAACAATTCTGATTTATCAATACTTCTGTTTCTAATTTAGGAATATAATCATGCAATAAATTTATGAAATGCCTTTCCCACATATCATCACTATCCACTCTAACTAAATATAGAAAATCATATCCTTTTGATAATTCATTTACTTTATTATCAAATTCTTCACTACTAATAATACTGATATTTTCTGGAAGTTCCCCCATTTCTTTTTTAACGAAGGTAATCGTTTCTCCTCTACATGTTAATAATAAATTAAATGATTGATTCATCTGTGCTATCATACTCCTCAAACAATAATCTTTAAATAATTTTATCCTGAATCTAATCCAATCCTCATCCATCTCATTTCCTTTTCGCTCCATATTTGTAGTTGTCTGGAAATAAGTATTCAATCGCGATTTTATTATTATTTTTTTACTCATAATCGTATTCCTTATAATTTATAATATTCTTTCATCCAATCAATCGTCCTTTTTATTCCTTCTCTAATATCAACAGTAGATTTATGTTCTAATTCTTTAATTGATAAATCTATATTGACTCTCTTTTTTTTAGTAGTCAATTTTTCGCTATTTTCATAATGTATTAAATCCCTTTCTGCTCCTGTGTAATTCCAGATGATATCTGCTAATTCTTCAATGCTATAATATTCATTACTACCAATATTATAAATCCTGCCTGGTATAAAATTATCAGATATGTTTGCTATTGTCCGGGAACAATCATCAATATAGCTATTAGAACGATAATGACCTTTATATATTATTATTGGAAATTTTGATAATGCATGATAACAGAATTTACATATGGCAGAACGGTATGGATGATAATATTCTCCCGGACCATAAGTATTAAATAATCTTACTATAATAGTTTCTGTCCCATACATAATCCGAGAATTTCTGATTTGCAATTCATTAGCCCATTTTGATATAGCATAATCATTCATCTGATTAATTACATATTTATCAGGTATATTTTCTTTCATAATACCCGCATAATCTCCGTATATTTCCGAACTTGAAAAGTGGACTAATTTAAATTTATATTTTTCCTGCAATCTGATTATATTCTTCAGGCCTATTAGATTACTTTTCCACATCTGTTCGTAATAATCTTCCCCATTCCACCTGCCAAATTCAGCTGCACAATTATAGATTAAATCAAATGGACCTACTTCGGTTATAATCCTTTCTATCTGTCTGTATTCTCCAATATCACATCTGGCATATTCCCAATCTTCATTACCCATTTTTTGTATGAAGCCAACTTCTCCAGCATGATGTAATAAATCTATTCCGAAAATATTATGTCCTCTTTGTTTCAATTCTTCTGTCAATTTTTGCCCTATAATACCCTCTGAACCAGTTATTAATATCTTCATTTTGTCTTTCTCCAAAAACAAGTTTTTATATAATCAGGAGGCCCATCCCATTCATCTTTATATAGAGGTTTAAGCCCATATTTTATTACAGTATCTTTTGTATTCTCTTCTGTTAATTTTGCCATTGCTATTGATTGCCAATCATGAGAAGCGAATACAGAATCCTTAGGTAATAATTTAATGAAATAATTAAAATCCCTTAATTTATTTCCATTATCAGAAAAGAATAAAATCGGGCTATCAATATATTTGTTCATCTCTTGAATAGAGTCTTTATGATAACAATCTCTATTAATGAATTTTATCCCTAGTAATTTGAAAAGTTTGGGTTCTTTAATCGATAATATATCATAAGTTAATAATGGTTTTAATCCTCTTTCATAACATTCTAATCCCAAAAATATGGATAAAGCTCCGCGCCCAGTTCCGATTTCGATTATCCCTTTTATCTGTTTATTATCATTCAAGATATCATCTATTACTTTATACATCCAATAAGCATGGCTTTGACGAAATCCTAAAAAAGTTCCATACCATCTTTTATATTGATATCTTAATTCATCAGTTACCATTTTAATTATCCCTCATCTTCAAATAATGGAGATTCAATTCCTTTGCCAAATCCACAAGAGGAATATTAATAGACATTTTCTTAGCTATATTACATAAAAATCCGATGTCTTTCGGTAAGCATTTACCCCCTGCTCCTCGATAACCATCTTTATTTGCTATCAGATGCCTTGCATTAATATTTTTATCCATTCCTATTATCTTATAGATATTATTATAATCAGCTTCTAAAGCATTACTCAAATCATATATCTCTTCTGCGAATACAACCTTTATAGTGGCTAAGGAATTCAAAACTAACTTTGCCAGTTCAGCTTCTACCGGCCTTACCTTTATAAAATAATTACAGACTATAGCTTTACTCATTAATTTTAATAAATAAACGAAAGCTTCATTATTCTGTGTACCTATAATTACTTTATCCGGTTCTCTCATATCTTCGAGTGCCTTCTCTTCTATAAGGAATTCAGGCATAAATACTATTATTCTATTATGTTCCAGAATCAAAGAATCGGTTGTACCCGGTAATACTGTAGTCCGGAGAACAATTATAGCTTTTTTATTTTCTTTCACTACTCCTTTTACTACTTCTCTGATTAAACTCATATCTTTGCTTTTATCATTTATGCAGATAAAAATTACATCTGCATCGGTTAATTCATCATTAAATCCTTTAACGGGGTCATATCTTTTTATGTCCTGAAATTTATCACTAAGTATTTGATATAAAGCATTACCTATTATACCCAAACCAATGATACCTATATTCATTTTTTCGTCCTTTCGTTATTCATATATAAACTATAGAGTCAAAGTAAAATTTCTCCATTAAGGGTACTCTACGGCGTTATTCAGGCCTATATAGGACAGGGAGAGCAAAATTTATTACTCCCCCTATCTATAATTACATCCTACATCTTAAATATTAAGATACTGGATTTTCTTTCTCTATATAAGCGACTACAGCTGCATTCTCATCTTCGTAATCGGAATCACCTTCGACAGTAAGCACGAAATCAGTTCTATGCAGTTTAGCTTCTCTTTCTCTTTCCATTCCTACTTCGAGGAAGATTCCCCAGGCCATATTATCAGGATTTTCGAGCATGCATACAACTCCGGGTCCACCCAAAGCAGTTGTCTTTGCCCTCTCCAGCATAGGAACTCTTACAATCGGAATACCTTCAAAAGCGAGTGGAACTGCTTTAGTAGTAAAGGTATCACCCAGTGCAGTTTTTCTTGCTTTTAATAAAGTGCGCCATGCTTTTTCTACACTATAAACAACGTAGAATCTCCAATCAGTTCTACTTCCGAGATACTGTTTAGGAAGTGCATCAAGCATTGCTTCGAACATATTCTCTGGATAAGTAGCTCCCGCGGGGTCAAAATCCTTACTTGCTCCAACTCCATATACCGCATTAGCAGCCAATTTAATCCATCCATCAGTCTTGCTCAATACATGGTCTTGAGCATATGACATGTCAGTATCTGCCAAGAGGAAGAATTCTTCGAGGTCCCTACCAGCCGCTTCTCCAAATAAAGCAATAAGAGTATCTTCGAATCCACCTTTCTCAATATTTTTCCTTAATGTTTCATCCCGAATAGATGCAATAGCTTGGAAATCCTCTGAATCTAAACGGTTAGTATTTATTGTAGGTTTGGCAAATTCTGATGTTTCTAATTCCCTGGTATTTCCACTTGCATCTTTTAAACTATCAAGTATTCTTCCGATAAATGCGATCCTATCAATATCAACTCTATGAGTTTCCATTTTGATATATCGAGCTTCGGGTACTACTACAGTCTTTTCTTGAACTACCCTCACAAATTTATCGAATTTAGTAGGTTGCAATATAGCTGTACCTAAATCGCTTACTTCCGTAATTCCACCTTTTAAAACATCATCTACTATTTTTAATAAATCTCTGTTACTATATGTTTTCATTATTCTATCACCTTCCTTTCTATATTTTATTAATATCTTTTCTTTTTACTTCGACCCATTGCATCCCGATTATCCTCTTCTAATGCTTTTTTGGAATTTTCTGCTTCTTCTTCCAGAGTGGCATCTCCTTTTATAGCATTAGACTTGCCTTTTTTAACAAGTTTCTCGAGGCCTTCAACCTTTTCGGTAAGACCTTTTATCAATTCATCATTAGAGATATCTTTCTTGTCCTTTTCCTCTTTCTCTTTTTTCTCTTTCTCTACCTTTTCCTTTTCTGCTTTAGCTTTTTCTGCTTCTTTTTCTTCCTCTGTTTTTTCTCCCTTCTCTAATGATTTATCGATTTTTTCTATCTGTTCAGCAATAGGTTTTAATTTCTCATCAATAGTTTTTTCAACTAATTCTTTGACTTCTTCATCTTTCATTTCGATATCACCTTCCTTTTCTTTTTTGATTTTGGGTTCTGCCCTCTCCCCTTCGGCTTTTTTTATTAATTTACCTAAAGATTCCCATGCCTTTTTTAAATCTCCAAAAGTAGATTCTGATATTATTCTACCTTTCTTTTCAGTACCGTTAATCATATCTATCACCTTGCTTATTATACTTTTTTTATCTACCTCTTTTTCCTTACTTTTAATAGAAAAGAATTTGGATTTTGGTACGCAGGCCTCATCTACAATACTTACTATTGGTACGAGCCAATTATCCCCGAGGTCAGCTATTAAAGTCTTTTTTAAGGATGCAATTAATTCCTTACTTATATCTTTTCCTTTGTTCGCAGTTTCAGTTAATTGCTTTAATGCAGTTTCTCTGATTCCCATGATAGAGAATCCGGTAAGTTCTCCACTATCAATCTTTTTCCATACTTCTTCTTTCTTTACTTTAGCACCCATGACCCAAGTTCCTTCTGGCAATAACATCTTCTTTCCGTATGCCTCAACTTCCCATTCCATTGGTAAGAGATAAGTCTCTATCGGTACCGCCACATTATTAAGTCCATGCATATAATCTATATTGCCATAATCTTCCATCCATTTATGAGCAACTCTCTCGACTTCCTCTCTAGTTAATATCTTTTCTCCTTTATCAAAATCATAATCGGGTTCACCCGGTACGAGTACAGCAGCGAATACTATTTTCTGTACATTATCTTTTAATACTATTGGTCCGGTTAATTCAGCTCCTTTACTTGCTCTTTTTTCTCCTGGCCATTTGCCTTCTGCTTGATAATGCAACCAGGCACATAGGGCTTCGGGGTCAGTTATCCCCGGTTTATCTGATAATGCATCTACGCACGCAGTAAAACTGCCAGCCCAACTTCCCCAAGTATCAATTATTGATTCTATCCCCTTTACAGTCTCCTTCAATTTCTCCACATTACTAAAATCAAAAGACTCCGAGAATAACCGTTTCTTCGCGTAAACTTCAGTTACTTCTTTCGGAGTCCCAAATGTGATTTCTCCTTCTTCATTCTTTGAATATAGAATTTCATAAGTACCAGTACCTTTATCATCACTCGCAATTATTGCATCTTCAAAAGTACATATTACCCAATAATCAGGATATATCATAGATAGACTTCCCCTAAGCTTTTCTTGTTTCTTCTCCAGACTATCTTTTACATCCCTATCCTTTTTCACATTCATAGGATTGCCTCCTTCCTCATTTATTTTTACCTTACCTTGCCACCCACTTGCCCTGATAGCCCGGCCTTGAGCGGCGGCTTTATCTTTTGCTTTTTCTCTGGCACTTTCATTATTACAAGTATAATAATATTTCTTACCAGTACTTCCCCATCGTGCATAACATTTAGGTTCTTCCTTTTTATTACTATCATATCCTGTATGTACTGGCATGATAAAACTCCTATAACCAAAAAGAGCCAGTCGGTTAAACTGGCTCTCTAAAGGTGCTCTGAAGAGAATAAGGATAAATTATATTTTACTTTTTTATCATTTTATCAGTCTTTTTATCTTCTGTCAAGGGAAGTTTAATTTCATAATATACATATTCCCCGCATTTAGGACATTTAATCTCAATTATATTCTTATCTATTATCTTAAATAGACAAGCTTTCCCACAATTATTACATCCTACTATTACCGCATTTTTACTATGCATTACCATAATTATACTCCTATCTTTACTAAATCTTCTTCATAAAAGAAATCTCTTCCGGTCGGTGCTTTAAATCCTTCTGGCATTAAGAAAGGTACTACCCTGCATCTACATTGAATCCATTCAGCTATATCTCCACTTGTATCGAGAGGATGCATTAATCCATTACTGAATGGTTCTCCTACCTTTACTATCTGTCCATGTAGATATGTATGGTCTGCTAAATCTGCAGGGTCATTCCCTCTAACTCTATCATCTTGTGCAGTCCACCATTGATGATAATCTACTCCCAATTCCTGCTCGGTCATAAATGTAGCTACATTCTGCGCTCCATTTATTTCAGTCCTCGCTACTCTACTTAATTCATAATCAAGCATTGAATCAAATGTACTATCAAGATTACTCGCGGCCTCAGCTATTCCTAAACCTTCTTCATAACTATCGGCAAGATTAGCCATTACATTATCCGTTATTCTGGCAAGCGTGGCATCAGAAGCTACAAAGGTTTTATCCTTAATCAATTTTAATATTTCTGGAGAGAATTCGCTAAATTCTACATCTGCTATTTTTATTATCACTCGGGGTCCCGAGCTTGTCCTTGATTTTTTAGTTTGCTTTTTGATTTCACGTATAGTTTCAGTCCTATGATAGCTTAAAGTCTCCTGTTTATTATCGAATAATGTATTACCAAAATCCTCTTTTATGTCACTCAACCCTGATAATAGAGCTTTCCTCTCCATATCACTCGAAGGAACAGTATCTCTCTTCTTCAATTCATTCATTATCTTTTTGAACTGCTTACTAAAGAGTTTTCTTAATTCCCTATTTAGTCTGCTCTCTTCCTCAATTATCTTCTTTGGTATCCCTTTGTATATTCCTAAGGAATTTCGCGTATGCTCTATCTCTATCAGCATCTTTAGGATAGCGTTTTCTAACATCTTCCATCAACACCTCGATTAATTTATTCTTCAGGCCTTCAAGTATATTAACTAATTCTATCTCCGGTACAAAACTACCAGCATCTATTGCTTTACCACTAAGGTAATGCATATCCATAGCAGGATTATCTTCTACTGCTTTAAGCCCATATCTATTTCCTACATGAGCAATTCCTTGATTCGGGGTCATCATAGCATTTGTTATTAACTTGATACATCTATCAATCTCTTTATCCTCATCTTTAGTATCTATGCTTACCAATTTCCATATCCAATCTTTGATTTCAAGTGTAGGAAATACAAAGAAATTAATGAATTCTTCGTAGAGTTTCTGTTTAGGAAGTATTACTGAATCATTATAAATTACAGTACTTTCCAATCCGAGATTCCCTGCTAATTGTCCGGTCTCATATATTCCCATTCTGTAAGGTGGAGTGGCATGTGCAGTAATGACTTCATTTCTATTATCAACTCTATATAATCTAAAACTTGCCTCTTTTATATCAGTAGAAATCGGTTTAATATCAATCTTGACTTCACCCAGTGAACCATCCCTTTTAGGAACTACCATAGTCATAACACTATGAGGATTCTGAGCCATAGCTTTAAATTTTTCTTTGATAGCAGTTTCTAATGGGGTCATCTTAGTTTTAGGGTCCTCTTTACCCGGTTCGAAATCTCCGGTAATGTAAACTATATATGCAGGTATACCATAATTCTTGAAGAAGGATATATTATAATCCCTTCTGGAGATATCCCCGGTTATAGCTCCGATCGCAGGAACGATATCAGGCACTCCATAAAAAGTACTTCGAGGATAGTAATTCATAAGCCAGTATATCTCAGTTGCCCTCTTACTTTTATCCAGAGATTTTTCTTTTAATTCTCTACCATCCTTTTTATCTACATCTTTCTCATATCCGAAATTCCTGAACCAGACTTTTTTATTATTCCATTTCTGGCAGAATTTATTACCTTGTTTGTGCATTCTTATAGTATATGCAGGTATATGAGTAATCAGACTTACCGGACCATTAAAATCATTATTCTCTCTTACTACTTCCAGGCCTGAATATCCGTTAGCTTCATAATCTATACTCGACCTTCTTATGGTTTCTTCTATCGGCATATTCTGATTAGCAAAAAAATCATTTATCCTTTTCTTTTCTTCTTCACTCGGCTTGTCTACTTTGGATTCAAGTTCCCAGCCCTTCCCGGAAGTATCGTTCGATTTGGTCTTACAAGCCCTCATGTGATAGGTATTCATCTCCATCAACTTGGCCATGGTTACAGGTTCATATAAGGGTTCTACTAATCCGCTTTCTTTATATTCCTTAGCAAATACTTCCTTCTCCAGTTGCTGACTCTTTTCCTCTCTTTGGTATTTTGCCAAGACATCCAAACTTACTACTTCACCTATATTAGTTACAATGCAAAATGGCTTACTCATTTTTTATCATCTCCTTTATAAATAACAATAATTTTAGATTTCTTATTCATATCAAATCCTAAATCGAAAAATGCTCTATAGCTCATCTTATAATTATTTTTACCAGATGGGTCATGCAAAGTAAATTCTGATTTCACGCTATTAAAACCTATTATAACCCTGCAATGGCTTTTTGTAATTGACATGCTATATTTCTGTACAATAATCAAAGGGATACACTGCCTCAAATATTCTTCTATCTCTTCTACCTTAATATAACAGAATTTAGATTCATATCCTAATTCTCTGGCATAACCAACCATTTTGAATATATTGCTTGTTCCTTCTACCATTATTCTTCTGGCAATTTCTGCTTGAGTGATATTCTCTCCATAATATCTCAAAATCATTGCACCGGAAGCAGGCAAACACCAATCCTTTCCTTCTGCTTTTTCATAAGGAACGTTTAATAGAATTTCTGTTATATCCTGTTTAGCGGATTTTTTATATCTTGATAGAAATATTATAAAAACTATTCCTAAAATTAAAAGAATCCACATTGATTTTTTCCTTCTTCAATTATATTTTTTATTTTTTCCCTGGGTTTCTACCCTGCCCGGTACTACGAGTTGTTCCACAACCACCACGCCCTCGGTTAGTTCTATTACCACCACCTGAACCATCTTTTTTTGGTGTTCCTTTTGGCATTGATTTAATCCTCCTTTCTTTCTTTTTCATACATATAATATCCTACTGCAATCCATGTCCTTAATTGAAAGCTATCAGAAATACCATATTGCAATCCCATTTTAATTCTCGCTTCTTCTTGCGATAATCCTTCTTCGGCAAATCCTCTTATGCTCTGATTCACGCTTCGGATTCTTTGAGCATCTATCATCTTTCCTCTCCTTTATCATTATATCATCAACCCCATCTACTTTACTCCTGAATGGACTGCATAAATCGAGTTCAGATATAAGATAATAATCTTTAATATTATTTCTTATTATTATTCCATAAAACATTGACATATCCCCAAATCTCTAATTTAAGCACCCTTACTTGCGATTCAGTAAAGTCGCTTATCTTTATAAGTCTTTTACTCTAAACTCTTCATCACAGTAATCCACAGATGATTATTTCCAGAAAATCACCTTACTCTTACCTCTGTCTTCTCTCTGGTCGAACATCGAGGCATATAAGCTACACAATCTACCATGTCATCATTCTCTCCATCATCAAAAGCACAAAGCTCATCTTCAAAGACTTCGAGATTCTCCATTTTAGCATTATGATAGACTTTTCCGCTTTCGTATTTAGCGCTCATCGGCATAGCCCGGGTAACTTTATCCTTATCTGCTTCCAAAGGCCTTACTGACATATCAGGAAATACATCCATCTCATCCATTAATACTCTTTGATATTGTTTAGTCTCTATTCCCATCCATCTCAGGCCAAATATTTTCCACCTTATATAATTCATCCTTGACAGCTTTTTCTGTTCACCCCAGGAATACCTTCCTCTTCTGATATCAATTATATAGAAATTGCCTTCTTTGTCCAGACCATAAGTTAAGATTACAAAGTAATCAGCTTTATCACTCTTCGATATTGCTAAATCGCAAGTCTGATAAATAGCTAAATCCTTATAACTAAATCTACGTCCATCAGTATCTCTGAAATCGCCTTCGGGGGTCTTATCGAAATACTTAAACCATTCCCGGTGAAATATCTTTCCGATTTTCATGAGTTCAGTATCATTTTGCCATTGAGCATTAAATACTATCGAACCCCATTTGTTCTTCTTATCCATCAACCATTTGAAAGAATACATTTCAGGCCATAAAACTTTTTTGCTTTCTTCGTCTATTATTGCTCTATGAGAATTCTTATTAGTTCTTACTCCACGTTTGAGTACTTTATCATATTCATCATCATGGTGATATCTAGTACCATTCCAACCTATTTTCCCATCTTTTTTTACCATGGGAATCAAAGTCATCCCCAACCAATCATGTACTTTATCCCTCTGATATTTAGTCCTCGAATTATCAAAATCGATTATATCGTCAATCATTAAATAATCAAAATCTAATCCGGTAATCGATTTCCCATAACTGATAGCTGTTACAGTCGAAGTCTTTTTTATTTTATCTGCTCCTATTACATTAAATTCAGTATCTGACCAGGGAGTACCAGGAGCAAGATAAGGATACATCTCTCTTAATACTACATTCCTCTCCAACTGCATCTTCGTTTCCCTGGAGAACTTTATGGCTTGTCCATCTGTATCTGAACATATACCTACTTGCACATTAGGATTTTCTATGATTCTTGCTATAGTCCTGATTACTGCCCTTACCGTAGTTTTAGCAAAGTTCCTGGGACCTAAACATAAATCCTCTTCTTCTTCATCATGCAATCCTAAATTAAACCATTCTTCATGAAATTTCTTCCATTCATAATCCGGATATAATATTTTAGCTAACTGCCAGGGGTCAGCTTTTACTTCCCTTCTTTTCTTCTCTATCAGGAATTTGAAGTATTGTTCCTTTTGCGAGCGTGATAATGTATTTATCGAGTTCTTCATCACTTAAACCTTCCATTCCGGTTTTATCTTTAGTTTCTATCTCTCCTTTAAATTGCATTAATAGTTTTGCAGGTTCTCCTAATAATGATAAATCAAGTTTAATCATCCTCTCAAGTGCCAGGAGTGCAGCATTATATTGTGCCATATTCTCAATCTTAATTTCTTTATTCCTGACTTTCTCTACTATGGTTGAAATGATAGAATTTATTATCTTCGTATTTATCTTAATGGTATTATGATATTCTGCTTTCTCCTCGATTATGGACTTGGTAATCCTTCTCTCTACTCCCTGCATTATCTCAGTATCACGTTTCTCTATCCGTTTTTTCCATTCGAATTCAGTTTTCCATTTTTCGATACTTCTCCTTGAAACTGAGAACTCATCAGCAACTAATTGTGAAGTTCTTTTATCTCCTAAATTATAATAAAACTCAAATGCCCTCCTGTGTCTATCATTTTCTAACATCTAATTCACACCTATTTTATTAATTCACATTCTTTAAAACTTTACAATATATAAGAATTGTAGAATATCATCTTTATATTCTTATTCCTTTTTCATATTCTTTTGATACTTTCTTTGGCACATTTTCGCCCCTTTTTATCGCATCTTCAACCTCATATTTATGCCCCTGCAAATAGGAATCTTCATAAGCATTTATTATAAAGTCCTTATTCTTCAGCGGATTCAATACCTCATTAATTGCCTTATATTTTTCTGTTCTTCTTTCCCATTGCCTTACCTGCCTTTCATATTCCTTTACCGCCTTCGGGTGAATTTCCTGATAGTATTCCTTTCGGGTCATTCGCCAGATTATTCTGTCAATTACCCATTTTTCGTAAAAGTCTATTTTTTTCAGTATGATTTTTTTGGCATGGTCATAGTTATAGTATATCTCCGAAAATCCCACTTGTTTGCGGTCTCTGATGTCTTCACGGTCAAGCTCGGCATGAACAGACACCAAATAGCCTTCACCTTGATAGCTACATAATTCAGCGGATATATTTCCTCTGCCATGAGTATTATAATAGTAAAGCAGTTCATAACCGCCCCGCTTTTCCTGTTTCTCGTTCTCAATTATTACGCCTTCATTTTTAAAAGTTAAATATCTTATCGGATAGTCCGAAGTTCGGATTGTCTTCATTTTATTTGTCCCTCACATTTTTTGTCATGATATTCAAGGTCAAAATCTGGCTCTTCGCCTTCCCAATTATCGCAAAAATCTTCTTCGTATATTTCATGTTCGCCTCGTGCCTGGCAATAACATAAATCCGAATCATAATATTTACAAAATCCGCATATATGTTTTACTTTTTTCATTTTACTTACCTCTTTTTTTATTTTTTGAATCGTTGATTGACATCTATTTTATTCTCATAAGCATTTTACTCCTCTATAACATATACTTTTACCAATCTTATTCCCCAGTCGATTGCTTCTTGTAATGTATTATAACATACATCTGCTTCCCATCCTTTGATTGAACTCCCTACATCATTGCAGATACCATATCCATATCCCTCTATGAATACTCTCTGACCTAACCTTAGAGGACCGCCTTCGGGGTCGATTGCTATACAGCCATATCCCGCTATTGCTCCAGTCGCGGTAAGCCCATCATTAAAAGGATAAGTACATTCCGGTCCGGGGTAATAAGCAGTTACTCTCAAAATATAATATTTACATTCTTGAATTTCTGCCTCAGGCCAACCCACATATAATAACAAAATTAATATTATAATCTCAATCAAAATAATCAATTTTTTCATCTTTAACTCCTTTCTCATCACAACGCAAGAAAGGATAAGCCCGGCAACTTATCCTTCCCTGCATTTTAGGAGGTAATGAGCAGTTGAAAGCCCAGGGTCGATAATCTGGGAAAATTCCCTGCTCTCTGCGGGTCAAACTTCTTCTTCTATCATACTCACATAATCAGGACAATTTCTTATCATACGTCTAAACCAAGCTCTGGCGCTATGCGAAGCATTATGACCTTTGAAATGTTTTATCATCTGAAATCCAAATCGATAATTATTATGTCTCAAACACCATCTTTCCAGAGTTACGCATGCAGTACCTCTCCCTAAATTTGCTACGAGTAATACTCCCCTGAATAGAAATTTATTACTCCTGATATTTATAGTCTTTTCACAATCATAGAATTTACTGCCTCCTGCGTACTTTTTCTTAAGTTCCCATTTAATATCATCCATCTCTTTTCACTCCTCTATTTTTTAATCTTCAATCTTTCTTCTTTTAATAAACCCCCCGGACTATCATATCTTTCTTGTAATTCATTACAGATTACAGGAAAAACGGCTTTCAATCTCATAGCATTCATAGTATCTGCTTTTCTCATTGCAGACATTATTAATGATGCAAATGGCGGGTCATTTTTTGATATCTCTTTTGATTTCTCATAATCATATAAACTCATCTCTTTTTACTCCTTTCGGAAATTCTTTTATTTCTTCCGGATAGATATTTTTTAAGCTATCTTTTAGATAAAGAGGTACTCCAGTTCTATTACAAAAATCGACTATGACCTCTATCCACTCTTTTTTAGGAATAACTTTATCTTTTCTATTACCTGTTTCTGCTCCTACAATTACCCAATCTGGTTCAAAATCATCTATATACCTAATGTTTATCTTTTCCAATAATGGCTCGATACTAAGAAATTTAAGCCCCTTTTTAATAGGTATACAAAATCCTTTCTTTATCAAGCTATTTGTCATAGTTACTCCGAACCAGCAATTTTTAGTCCATAAATATTTAGCATAGACTTCCGGATGTTGAGTCAAAAATTGAAAGATATGCTGAGGATATTGTTTAATCTTTTCGATTACTCTTTCCATCCACTCAGGTTTCCAATAATAGATTTCACTCATAGAGCCTATGAAGATTCGTTGAGGTTTTTTAGGTAGTTTCTTTTCGAATTGAGCATTTAAGAAAGTAGGTTTAAAATCTTTCAATCCTGATAAATGGTCTCCTGTCCAAGCCCAATTTGGATGTTTTTTCCATTGATGATTAGCTTCAATCATCCAAACTTTCTTCCAAAATCTTTTTGCTATTCCTCTCGCATAACAATATTCACAATGATTTCTGCATCCCCAGCATGGATTCCATGTCATATCACACCAACCGATTTTATTCTTCATACCGTTCACTCCAACAATCTTTGGGTCTCCACCCTCTTTTCTTTCCCTCTTTCTTTGCTTTAATCCTTATCTCTTCTATAGTCTCTCCTTCTATTATTATGCTATCATTATTCTCTATATTCTCCGGACAATAATTTATTTTTATTTTCATCTCTTTACTCCTTTATTCCCAACCGGGAATGAATCCTTTCCATTTTTCTATTTCTTTATAACTCTCTATATCTTCAAATTTGATTCTCAAATCATCTATCAAAAATGCTATCATCTCTCCATTAACTTTATCCTTTGCATATTTATCTGGTATCACAAACCTCAATTTTTTAAATTCTTCTGGATAATATCTCTTAAATCTTCTTAATTTTATTTTATCCTGCCTCCTAAAATACCCTTTAACTTCTATCCATAAATCATCTATCGGTAAAAGGAAATCCGGCTTATAGAATCTTGTACCTCGCTTTATTCCTTTGAATTCAAATTCTTTCGGTTCGTATTCCCAGGGTATTTTCATATAAATATAATATCGACAAATATTCGCTTCCATTTTTGACCGGAAGAATTTCTTTATATCTTCTCTGAAACCGCCTTTAGCTATTTCCATTTATCTCTCCTGTAAATAGTAGTCTGTATTTTCATTAAATAAGGATTTTTAGTATTAATTATTTCTATATTTATTCTTACATCATCTTCCTTAATATTATTTTTTTTAAGATAGTCTTTCACTTTCTTGATAATCTCATCCGAAAGACCTTTGATTAATATATCATTAATGCTTATTTGATTCTCTATTTCTTTTTCCATTAATGCTTTTCCTTTCGTCTATTATGACGTTTTCCTTTATATACTGCATTCTTCAAGAATCTTTTTGCTTTAATCTGCCTTCTTTCTATTTTAGCTTTTCTTATTTTTATTTCTATTTCTCTTTTCTCATTTTCGTATTTATTAATAAGCTTTTTTAATTCTTCCTCTCTAATCATATACTCTCCTTTTTTGCAGGGCAGGAGAACACAGCCGCAGACCTGCCCCGCACTATTTCCTAATTATCTTTCTTTATGAATTTTTTAGCTCATCTTTTTTCATAGGCATCTTCTCCTTACCTTTTGATTCGGAAACAGGTTGATGTTTTAATTTTTTTATCGCTTTTGCTATTTCTACCTGTCCCGTTTTCCTATTTTTATTAAATTCTTCTTTAGTCATTTTTTTAGATTTATATTTCTCATAACTAAGATCTTCACTTTCACCTTTATCTTTTGCCTTCTCTCGAGCTTGTTTCCGGTCTTTCCTATACCAAGCTAATATGGTGGCATAATGACTCTTATATCTTTTCCCCTTCGATTGTATATAAAGCGAAAGGTCTTTCATATACTCTTTGGTCGGGTTTTTTCCTATCTCATTTATCAATTTATCATATTCTTTAGGTGTAAGAAAAACCCCTTTTTCATGTTCTTTCTTCTCTTTATTTTTTATTTCTTTCTGTTTATCTTTTTCTTCTGGAATATAATTATTTTCCTTTTTGATAAATTCTATTAATCTAACATCCTTTACCTTTTTAAACTCTGATTCAATGTGCTTTCTCACCTTCTCATTATCAGCAAGATAATTATATTTACCCCAATTCTTGATAGCTATTTCATGAGTATCTGGATTATATTTAATCTTCTTTAATTTATTCTCGAAAAAATCAATTACTTTCAATAATTCTTCTTTACTAAATCCTGTATGAGCAATTACCAATTTCAGAGGGAATTCACTAATTCCGCATTGACTTGATTTCGGATTAGTAAGTAAATATAAATAAAATAATCTCTGATCTCGAGTGAGTTCAAGCATGTCGGGGTCTTCCCAAAATCTGGTATGAACATATCTGTATTCTGCCATCTCTTTTACTCCTTTATTATATCCTAAAAAAAAAGAGAGGAATGAGATTTTAATTATGGAAAGAGATGATTAATAGGAGCATCCACTTTCAAAATCCGCATTCCTCGCTTTGATTTTTTATCCTCTATTCTTTTTTCAGACATAAAAAAACATCTCCTTTTCAGCTCCTATATCATAATAACATATAATTAATCATCTTTCAACTTCTTCCAGAACTTTTTAGGAATAAATATCTGCAATCTATGTGGCTTAAAATGCTTGAATATTTTATTATCTTCGATATCTTCTAAGGTGCATTCATATCTCTTACGAGAAACCATTTCTGTAAGGATTATCTTTTTCAGGCCATAACTCGATTTGAGGATTTCATACATCTTATTATCGAGGCCCCAGGCATTCAGTTTTTTCATGAAGTGCTTATTTTTATCTCTTCTAATATACCATACTTTTATCTTATTATCAAATACTCCTATTCTCTTCTCAGTTTTATCATCCATCTTTATATTAGTTTCCATCAACATTTATTCTATCCCCCCGTATCGCTTTTTTATTATATCCTCTTTTCTGCGCCATTCATAACCCTGTTTATATCCTATATCAAAACCTTTAATATATCCGAAAGTTGCTCCAATTAAGATTCCGGCACAACTAATTAAGATTATTCCCAGAACTTCCCACACTTTTTAATCCTCCTTTCTCTTTTTTAGGAATATACTTTAAATTTCAAAGCTAAGTACCTTTAATCGCGATTTAGTAAAGTCGCTTATAAAACTATATCTATCTATCAAAATTCCTTACCACGACCATACACGAGTGTTTTTTTTTCTAAATATCACTATTTTCAGGGTAAATCTCCTTTATCTTAAAAAAATCCAGTAAAATGCTACCATTACAAAACTTCCTAAAATATATTGTAAAAATGTTAATTCCATTTTATCCCCTTTCTAATCTATTTTTATATCAATCATCTTTTTGCTCCTTCTTTTCCGAATATCCATTACATTCCAAAAGCCATATCGGGTCAAAATTGGCAGGCCACATAAACCAACCTCTTTTTATTCCTGTTGAATGTCCTTTTATTCCTAATTTTTTAGACGCTTCTATATTTTTACCTTGTAACATTTCAACTAAAGCTCCAAACATATTATCATCTTGTTTTACTAATGGATGATTGCAACAAGAATGTGCATCCCCTGGGATACTTTCTCTATATTCACACTTATAACAATCTGGATTTTTCATTATAATTTACCTTCCTTTATTTTTCTTAATCGATAATTAGCTCCATTAACTCTAATTTCTAATCCTCGCAAGATACTCCCTATTTTAGAATCTCCCTTTTCTTTATCCACTATAACCCCGATAGCTTCTGCTAACATTTCAAATGATGGTTTGCTATACCACCATGCTACCAGATTATTTTCCGGTTGATTATATTCATTATCAATACTAAATAGAACACATATTTTACCTGTTCTTTTTTTCATCTCTTTACTCCTTTTTTAAAATGGTATTTCTTCGGTAAGATTCTCCAATTTCTTTTTCAATGCTTTCAATTCTTCAATGGATAAAGTCTTGATATCTTTATTATTACAATGGACCGCAAAAGTTTCTGCATCCAGATGGTGATCTTCTTTCAATTGCATTATCTCATTTATCAGAGGAACATTATTAATCTTGATTACTTGCTCATCTGACTTTGCTCCTTCTAACTTTTTCGGTTCTTCTTTTTTCTCTTTTTTCTTCTGGCCGGAAACTCTTTCTTTTTTCTCTGCTCCTATAAGATAAGTTTTAAATTTATCAGCAGTTTTAATTATTCCATCCTCATCTTTCTCATGTCCAATGCGTGACCCCCAAAATTCTATTGCCATATTAAGAGATATCTTTCTCAACTCTACTCCTGCTGGTAATACTGAAATTGTTGCAGGCCTGACTATAGTAGAATTATCTTTCTTCGCAGGCATTTCTCCTTCTTTGAAAATCAACTTACCAAAAACTTTTACCTTCCCTTCCCAAAGGGTTAATTTACCATCTACCTCTATTTCTTTTCCGATAATATCTTTACCATATTCAAGCTCTTTTTTCTTATGACTTATGATTATCTGGATATTATCCGTATCATCCTCTACTATTACATTCTGCCTTGATACTGTATATTTCGCTTTAGCCCTTTGCTCTGGAGTTAAATCTTTTGCGTCATATACATTTTTTACTTTCCCGGTAAATTTAATTTTGTCATCTTTTTCGCCTTTAGCTTTCAATTCCTTAATAGACATTTTCATTTTCTATGTCTCCCTTCATATTTTTTCATCCCTTCTTTAGAGATTACCATATTCTCTTTCTTCTCTTTTCTCCACTTCCAAGTATAATAAATTATCATTGCAATTAACCAGATGAAGATTATCCATACTAATATCATTTTCTCATCTCCTTTCATTTTATTTCACCGGAGAGCTTATCCGCTCCCCATTAATCATTCAGTATCTTCTTCAAAATATTTATCAAAATATTTCAAAAAGTATTCCTTTTTCGCTTTTGCTTCTAATAGATTATTTTTCTTTTCTACTATCTCATTATTCAACTTCTCTAGTATGGTTGATTTCTGGAATGGTATAAATGTATCTTCAGCTATGCATATTTCTGTATCTTTGGTACTTTTATTAAATGTAAGAAATTCTATCTCTGCATTATTATAACTGGTTTTGAGATAAGCTATAAGTATTGAAGGTCTACTTTTGAATTCCTCAAATCCGATTATTACTCCTGCATAAGTATCATATCCTTCTCCATAGCTTGCTTTTTTTAATATCCTGATATTAGTACCTACTTTATAATTTTCTATCTTTTTAACATGTCTCATATCTACTTCCATTTTAATTCCGGCTATTTCAATTACTCTCTTATCTGATTCTTTCTCTTCCATTTTTGTCAATTCATTCATTTTAGTCATTTCTTTAATCTCCTTTTTTTATTTTCTTCTAAAATTCTCTTCAATATACATATCTATATGCATTAAAATATCATCAACTATATCTCCTATGAATATTTCTTCCCCCCTTTCTTTCTTTTTTCTATCATCTTCTATAATTTTCCCAATCCTATCATTCAATTCTAATCTATCCATAATACTCCTTCCTTTCATATTTTATATTCCGAACTGCTTTCTGAATTGATGTCGCTTCTTTACAAATAGCTTAAATTCTCCAGAAATATCGGTACTGATTTTTGGTTTCTTCCATCCGACCTTATTATCAGTAGGCCCGACTGGACAGATTACCATTTGCTTAATCCCTTTTCTGCATACTGCTTCTGCAGCTAATTGCCTGAAATCTCCTGCATTTGCTCCGCATTTATAATCAATTACTGATGGTATTCCTTCCCAATCACAAAACATATCTGCTCTACCCATATATAAATGCTCTTTATTCCAGATAGTTACTTCTATCTCCGGTTTAGTAATTTTCTCTACATGCTTTTCCATAAATGCTTTTACCGATAAATCATCCCAATGCAATTTTAGACTACCATTCAATAATATGGCTACATGCCTTTCAAGTGATTTAATCTCTTCGGGATTCATCCAGGTAATAGGTTCTTCTTTCTGTTTTTCTGGAGTCTTTAATAACCATTCTGTATATTTTCTTACATAGTCATGAGCCATTTCATGTCCGATAGTTCCTCTACTACCATATTGAACTAATTCAAAATCTGGTATTCTCCAGATTACATCCCAACCCAATACAGAAGAAATCCAAACATATTTAAGATTATCCTTTTCAGAAAATCCTATATTATCCCATTTCTCCTCTATTACTTCGGCCTTACAATTATTCTTTTCCAATTTGAACTGCTCCTTTACTTCTTCCTTTCCCTGTAAATATACTTGTTTTATCTGCTCCTTAGTATACCCTTCCGTATTTACTTTCATGAAAAATCCCGGTTTCCAATTCTCATAAGGAGCAGTAGATATCGTACCATTAACTCCTAAACTGATTTCTGTTACCCGATTTGATAGTAAATCTTTTTTCTTATCCAGAGCTATTAATAATTGCTGTTCATTCATAACTTTTTTATCCTCTATTTTTTCTTTATTCATTATCTTTTTTACTCCTTCCAAAATAATCTTTTAAGATATTATTAAGTACCCAGGTTATCGATACGCCCATATTAAAAGCTATCTTTTTTATCTTCTTATGATATTTTCTTCCAATCCAAACAGTTACATTCTTTGTTCTTTGCCTTTTAATTGCTTTATGTAATTCCATGTCATCAACCCCTTTCTTTTATCCAATCATTTTTATCATTTATATAAGCACATACAACTTTACCATTCTCCAATCTGATGTATGCTTTGGCAGGAAATTCTTTTCTTATCTCATAAATTTCTCCTCTCATTATTCCATATGGCATAAGTACCCATACTTTTTGTAAATGTGATAAATCTGCATTAGCTTGTGATTTGAAATTTCTTAATTGATAGATTTCTCGTGTAATTTTTGTAGATTTCTTTGAAGGTTTTTTCATCTCTTTACTCCTTTATATTGTAATTATACAGAATTTATATACATTTGTCAAAACTATTTTTTGCTCATAAATTGTAAGTTATTATTCTTCATTAACCATTCAAGCATAACATCAACTATAGAATGTATCATCGCCATTGCTATTGTATAATCTTTAAAATTAATATCTTTGTCGATTAACTTGATAGTTATATCAGCATACTTTGATAATAGATTTTGATATTCTTTATCTTTAGTAAGTTTTTTAATTGTTTCCAAATAAGGTGAATCCCCTATACTTTCTTTATCTTTCATTATTATCTCTTTAAAATCTTGTAAATCTGACATTATTTTTATTCTCCTTTCTAATCTCTGGGGTCAGAGATTCCTGTTAAATAATTAAAATAACTTTCTCCATATCTATCTATTATCCATATTCTTATATCTTCGGAAGTGATTTCCCATTCATTCCCCATTTCAGCTACAAATCTTCCTTTGAAAGCCATGTATAATTCTTGATGAGGTTCTTTGCCTAAGAAATCCCACAAGATACTTCGTGCTAAGTCAGCAGGCCCGGAACCCAAATATCCCCATTCAAATCCAGTAGGACTATGCCGGACTTGATGTTTTAAAGATTTTCCATTTACGGTAACTTCCACATTTGGCATTCCTTGCCTTGGCCCCATTCTTTTTCCTTTATAAATTTTCATTTATTTTCTCCTTTCATCCGAACTTTCGGATTATTCTAATATTTTATCATTCTGGATTACTCTATTATAAGCATGACCTTTAAGTTTCCATATCTTTTCATCTTGATAATAATCTTCATCTGGAATAATTGATATACTAGTACATTTCTTTTTTTCATCAAATAATCCTTCTTGAATATTAACTATACATCCTTCTGCTTCGATATGAAGTATTCCATTTTTTAATTTATTGATATTCATAATCCCTCTCCTTTCTTATTTTATACCTTTCTTTAAATTTTCAATTTTCCACAATGGTTGCAAATTAGATAATGCCCAACATTTTCTTATTTCTTCACAATCCATAGATATTATGTTAAATTTAGAACGTGGAATTATATGGTCTACATGCCATTTCCCATAATTATTCCATGTCATCCCTTTTTTAAATTTCGATTCCAAATGTTTTTTTAATTGGATAAGATTATATCCCACAATTGATACCCATTTTCTCCTTCTTTTAACTATGCCTTTCGCTTTCAATGATTCATAAATACATCTTGACATATTATAATGTAATCTTACTATTGGATTCTCTGCCCTTCTCTTTCTTTGACTTGCATTCCTTTTTTCTCTATTACCTATTAACCATTTTTTATATTTATCGGTTAATCTATATTTTTTTAATCTTACAATTGTTGCTTTCTTTATATCAGTTCTTTGATAATAATCTCTATTATATTTTGTATCCTTAGCTCTATTTTCTGGATTTTTACGATATTCTTTTTTTTTCTTCCGCCAATATACTCGTAATTGTTCTTGATTCATCTTCTTTCTTCTTCTTTCCTCTAAAATAAAAAGGCACATTTCGGTTGGTAACAAGGAAACGGTTAAACTTCCTAAACCTACTTTGTGCCTTTTATAAACTAAAAAAACCGTTCACTTGCTACCGTAAATATTATACCACAATTATTTGTTTATATCAAAACATTTTGCTTCCCCCTCTTTACTATCTTTAATAACTTTACTGTATCTCCACAACCTTGTTTAAAATAGTTAAATCTCATAAGTATAATTTTGTATCTACTCCCTCTTTGTTTTAATCTCCATTTCACTATATCCCGGTGAGTTATATTTCTTATATCTTCTATGTTCCATTCACTAAAGAGTCCTGGTTTTACTTCCACAAAGTAATGGTCATTCTTCAAAAATCCATAATAAACCCTATGTTCTCTCATTCTGTGCCTCCTCCAGACAATAAACTTTAGTTTTCCAATCTACATTATAGATATCATATAAATATTGAATCTCTGCACAATATCCACAATGTGCTATATAAAGTTTTCCATTAGGAGCAATAACTTTTCTTTTCCTTTTATCAATTTTATCTTTTTTCTTTGCTCCGATTACTCTTCTAATTATATTTAGAAATTTCTTACAATTTTCATTTACCATCTTCATCCCCCCATATAATATAACTTAAAGACTTTAATATATTCTCATCTGTAAAATCCAATTCCCAATCATTAAGCCATGCTATTGCTTCTTCCACAATCTGCTTCCGGTTATTCTGGAAGGAAGTTTCCACTTCCTGCTTAGTCATCTCATCCTCATCGATGAGGTTATCCAGAGTACCTCTTACATCTCTTTCGATTTCATGCTCATGTTTCTTTCTTTCCAGAGCTTCTAACATTCTTCTTACTCTCGATTTCACTTTATTATCTCCTTTATAGTTTTCAATTTTCCTCCACATTTAGGACAAATACCAGGAATATAATCTTTTCTTTCTCTTAAAATGGGTAAATCCCATTCTGTCTTACATTTTTTACATTTTGCCCTATCCCAATATATTATTTTTTTCATAATTAAATTCCTTTATATTTTTATTTGACTAGTAATATCTGCATCACATTCAGGACAATAAAATGTGATTTTCTTATCAATATTATCTCCATAATTATCTATTTCAGTAACTCCTTCTTTATCTGTTTCTTTAAGCTCTACCCAACCATTTCTTTCTTCCGTATAATATACTTCTTTGATTTCCGCTGAACAATGAGAACATTTCATGAATCATTTACCCCCTATATATTTTTTCTTCAAATTGCTATAATTTTGCATTATATAAAGACATTCTTCTCTAGTTAATTTCACATCACAAAGAGTATTAGCATATTTTATTACATTCCTGACATCAAACATATTCGTTGCTCCTGATTGCTGAACTGTAAAATACGCATCAAATTTATCTTTGGTTATTTCAACTCCATTCATTATAAATTATCCTCCTTATTTAATTCATACAATGGATAAAAATTATTAAATTTCCTTGCATTCTTTTCTACCCTCTCAATCTTGAAAGTAGTACCGGAATACTTTTTCTGAAGTCTCCTCTTATGCCTTTTCGCTATCAATTGATTTTTATAATTCCCTTCAGTAGTTTTAAAACCATCTACTTTAGCTGTTATCCTGAACATTTTTAATCTCCTTTCTTATTTTTTGATTCACCAGCAGGGAGTCGACCCTGCTAAAGCATATCCTCATCATTCGCTCTCTGAATTAAATCCTGATTATATGCTCTGTCATCTTCTATCAAATCTGGCTCATTATCTTGCTTTTTTGTTTCAGCTATAAGCAATTCCCTTGCTTTCATTTCACATTCTTCGCTACAAACGTATTTAAAAGGCCTACCAATCTCATCTTTGACTACTATATATTTATTAATTATTCTATTACATATTCCACAAGGTATCTGTACCTTATTTAATCCAGCATCATAATAAGTTACATATTTAGCTTCCATTCTCAAATCTTCCTTCTTTTGGTATCTTTCCTTACTTATATTGGTCAAAAAATCATATGCTTTTTTATTTTTATTAGGACCAATAAATTCATGTTCTTCATCATCATAGTAAAACGTCCAAGCAAAATAAGTTCTGAAAATTTCTATTCCAAGTTCATCAGCTAAATTAATTATTTTTTGTTTTGGTATTCTCATTCCTTTTCTCCTTCCTCTTTATTTTCTTCTAAATGCTTTAATACCTTAAGAACTTCATTTGAACTTTCCCAATTTCTTAATATCCCTTCTAATTTCTCTACATTAAATCTGGAGATATAAGAAGTTACATCTGATTTTATCATCTTGAATGCTTCTGCACTTCCTGACTCCAATCTCTTTTTATTTTTCAATAAATCCATCTTTAAAAAATCAACTTGCATTATCAATTCATCTGTCATTTCTATCATATTTTTTTCTCTATATTTCTTATCCCTTTCAAAAAATTCTTTTAATTCTTTCTTATTCATTTCAAATCTCCCTTCCTTAATTTATATATTTTAGTTCCTGATTTCACCCAGACATTACTTTTAGGGATTATTGTTCTGATTCTGATTTGAGTACTTTCGAAAGTTATTATTGTAGTGATCTTATTATCGATATCAATGATTGCAACATCATCTCCGGACTTAGCATAATTATAGAGTCTTTCTTTACCCAGAGAAATTACATCTCCACAGGCAATATTAACATCAATGCCATTTTCTTTGAAGCGGATAAGCGAATGTTCAGTAGTCCTGATTTTGAATTCAGTACCATTAAAACTAAACTTTAAGAGGGTTATTCCGTAGTTCTCATTGAGGTTTTCATTGAATCTATTCATCTCTTTTTTGCTCCTTTTCATCTCTATTTCTCTCTCTCTGTCTATATATTACACCCATTATACACACTTGTCAAATTTTTATTACAAAATATCGAAAATATTTTAATTATTTTTTAATAATTTATTTAACTCCTTCATTATTCCTTCCTGTATTACATTTCATACATAGAACTCTTAAATTATCGAATTTATTGCTCCCACCTTTTGATATAGGTATAATATGGTCAATTTGTAATTCTGTATTTTTTGAAGTTTTACCACATATTTGACACCTATATTTATCCCTTTGTAATACTCTCATTCTTAATGAATTGCTTATTTTACTTCTACCATGCTCATTAGGTAATTTTATTTTATAGTTATCCCCTAATACTATTTTTATAATTTCAGAAGGAACTTTTTTTAATATATTTGCTATTGCTATTTCCATTTTTGGTCCTCCAAATTTTTTAGTATATTTAAATATATCTTTTATCCCTATCCATTTCCTATTAAGGAAATATATCTTATCATCTTTCTGAAATTTATTTAATATTTCAATTACTTTCTCTCTTTTTATTTCTGTATCTATTGCCATAAATATTGTAGATATTTCATAAATACCTATAACATTACTATATTCATTAGTTAATAAATATAAAAATAATGTTTTCTCGTCAGTATTTAAATCTTCAATATAATCATCTCT